CCAGCGCATCATGACCGCGTTCTACGTGGACCAGTTGCAGTTCTCCGGCGATGCCAAGATGACGGCAACCGAGGTTGTCCAGCGGACCGAGGAACGGATGCGGCTGCTCGGTCCCATTCTTGGCCGGATGGAATCCGAATTGCTGGGGCCGATCATCACGCGGGTATTCGGCATCATGTTGAGACAGGGTGCGTTCCTGCCCCAGCCGGAGGAACTGGATGGTGTGGACTGGCGGGTGGAATATACGAGTCCTCTGTCTCTGGCCCAGCGCAGCCAACGGGTCGATCGGGCAATCATGATGATCACGGCGGCGTCGTCCGTGGCGCAGTTCGATCAGGGCGTGTTTGCCAGGTTCAACAGCGAGGAGTTCCTGCCGTGGATCGCCAATACGCTTGGCGTCGACCCGGAACTCGTGCTGGACGATGACGAGTTCGAGGCCAAGCAACAGGCGACGCAAATGGGGGCGATGGCGCATCCGGCAAAACTGGCCGCAGACGCATTTGCCAAAGTCGGCCAGGGCGCAAAGGCCATGGCAGAGGCGCAGGAGGTCGGCCGTGCTGCGTGATTATGTGGCAGTGCCGGAGTTCGGCTACCCGGAGGCATGGCCGTATTGGCTTGTCGTGAGCCGGACGCTGGAGCGCAGCGTGGTTCGCGATCTCCTGCCCGAGGCGCGCGTGTCGCTTCTCAACCGGAGCGATGCCGAGAAATTGGCGGAGCTGGCAAATGCGGACATGGCCAATGGCATCAGGCCGGAATATCTCGTCAGGGATGACGGGTTCGTGCGGAAGATGGCGCTGGATGAGCGTATCGCCGCGCTGATGACTGAATATGCAACCGCCGTGGAGCGGCGCTGATGTCGCTTGAGGTAGGCCGTGTTGCAGCATAGCGAAAAGGGATACTGCCGCGGTTGCGGCGTCCAGAACCCGACGATCTACCTCCCCTACTATCGGGCGTGGGTAGCCGCAGGCAAATACCACAAGGGTCCGCTGGTTATGGATTTTTCGGATTTCGATGCCGCAGCCGAGTGGAAGCGAGAGCGGTTTGCCTATTATTTCGTGGTGTGGTGCTGATGTCGCTTGATGCCGCTCAACTCTCCATTCTTCAGCGTGACATGGAGCGGCGGGAGCAGGCGAGCCGGGACGCCAAGATTGTTGTCGGCTCGCCTGAGGGGGAGCGCCTCATCGGCTATATCCTGAGCTTCTGCCACGTCCTGGTCAACTCCATGGATGGGGAATGCAATCCCAACCGGACGCTCTTCAACGAGGGCCAGCGCTCGGTCGGCAACGAGATCGTGGCCCTTATCGTCAATGAGCCGGACAGGTTCAAGGCGCAGACCCTGCGCTGGATGACGGCTCTATCAGAAGGAGAAGGCAATTGACCGAACAGGCAGCAGCTGCGTCCGCCGAGCAGGCGGGTAGCGTGGCCGAAGCAACGGTTGCAGCCAATGTGGCGGCAGCGGCGGAACAGAAGCCGGCAGGTGATGCGAAGGACTGGCGGGAGCTTCTTCCCGAAGACATCCGTGGGCATCAGAGCCTCGCGAGCTACCAGACTCTCGAAGGGCTGGTGAAATCACACCTCAATCTGGAAAAGATGCTGGGTGCGGAGAAAATTCCGGTCCCGAAGGAAGGCGATGCCGAGGGCTGGAGCCGGTATTTCAAGGCCGGCGGTCTGCCGGAGAATGCGGATGGTTATGCGTTCGCCAAGCCGGAGACATTGCCGGACGGGTTCCAGTATGACGAGGCGCTGGACAAGCGCCTGGCCGGGATGATGCACAAGGCCAATCTTCTGCCGCCCCAGGCGAAGGCGCTGCGCGACGATCTGATGGCGATGGTTGCCGAAGGCGTGACGGAGAACGTCAATGCGGTGAAAGCGCAACAGGCCGCGCGCGAGGTCGAGATCCAGCGCGGCACGGAAGCGCTGAAGCAGGAATGGGGGCAGGCCTTCGAGCAGAGGGGAAAGATTGCCGGCGCTGCGATCAACAAGTTTCTCTCTGCCGAGACGATCGCTGCGATGGACGCGGCGGGACTGGCAAACAACCCGGCCATCGTCAAGGACATGTATAATCTAGGCGTAAAGCTCGCCGGGGAAAAGGAGCTCATTGGCGCCGTGGAGACGGCCCAGTCTCCGGCCGACATCGACGGTGCCATTGCCGATTTCCGCGAGAAACATGCCGCGGCACTGAACGACAGGTCACACGCCGACCACGCCGTCAGGCTGGCGGAATTGACCAAGTTGTTCAATCAGAAGTTCAACGGCATCTAGGCTCTGCGAGCAACATGCCGTTTCTGCGCATCCCCTCGGGTGCGCCAGTAATTCGCGGGGAGCCCTATCAGGTCCGCAAGACAGACTGAGAGAAGTCCGCCCGCGGGGCGCTAAGCCGCAGGCCGGTCCGGCGTCGCCGGGTAGCTGTCCGACAAACCCCGAAAATCCAACCGTTTTGAAAGGAGAGGACGTATGTCCATCCAGATCACGACGGCGTTTGTCGAACAGTATAGGGCAAACGTCTATCATCTCGTTCAACAGCAGGGCTCCAAGCTCCGGTCGACGGTGCGCATGGAGCAGGTCGTCGGCAAGAACGCTTTCTTCGACCAGATCGGCGCGACGGCAGCGGTGCGCCGCACCTCCAGGCATGCGGATACCCCGCGTGTCGACACTCCCCACTCGAGACGACGCGTGTCGCTGTTCGACTACGAGTGGTCCGACCTCATCGATGACCAGGACATGATCCGCACGCTGATCGACCCGGCCGGCGAATATGTCAAGTCGGCGATGATGTCGCTCGGGCGTTCAATGGATGACGAGATCATTGCAGCGGTCGACGCCACGGCGTTCACCGGGGCGGACGGGTCTACCCAGGTTGCGTTCGACACGGGCATGATCGTTGACGTTCAGACCGTGTGGCCCAGCACCACGGCAGCCGATACGGGGCTCAACCTCGCGAAGCTGATCGAAGCGCGCAAGCTGCTCGGCAACAACGATGTCGATCCCGACGAAGAGGTATTCGTGCCGGTCAATGCCCGGCAGATTTCCTCGCTCCTGAAGGATGAGCGCGTCGTGTCGGGCGACTACAACGCGGCTCTTCCGCTGGTGTCGGGCAAGATCTCGAAGGTCGCTGGATGCACACTCGTTCCGTGCAACCGCATCACGACCGACGCGAACGGCGACGACAAGATCCCGTTCTACACCCGCTCCGGCATGCTGATGGGCATGGGCAAGGACATGTCGGCCCGTATCGATGAGCGTGCCGACAAGTCGTATGCGACCCAGGCCTATGCGTCGATGTCCATCGGGGCGACCCGCATGGAAGAGAAGCGCGTGGGTTACATCGAGTGCGACCCGGGCGGCAGCCCGATCACCGACGCTTGATCCGTGAAAGGAGAATAGATCATGGCTGTCACCACGCAGAAATCCACGGAATACACGAACGCCACGGCAAGCCCGCCCGTCAATCTCGCGACGACGGACATGCATGGCCGCGTTCGTGTGGCCTACTTCACGCACGACCAGTCGGGAGCCGGCGATGCCGGTTCGTCGGTTGCGCTGTGCAAGCTGCCGCCGGGCCGTGTCCGGCTGCTGCTCGGCTCCTCGTTCATGTATGTCAACTGGACCACGGTGAGCGCCACGCTCGACCTGGGCTGGGACGCATATACGGACCTGGAAGGCGATGCCGTCGCGGCCGACGCGGACGGGCTCATCGACGGCATGGATGTCGATGCGGTCGGTCTCCGGTCGGGCGAAGACCTGGTCACGCTTGCCGCGATCCAGGCGACGGGCGGCACGAAGCTGTTCGAGTCGAACTCTGGCGTGGTGATCCGCGCCACGTCTCCGACGGCGATCGTGTCCGGCGACGACCTCGTCGGCTACTTCCTCTACGTGATCGACTGATCGGTTTCACGGGAAACGGAAAGGGGCGGGCTTCGGCTCGCCCTTTTCCTTGCATGGAGGCTAGCCGGTGGCGACAGATGTAGAAATCGCGTCTCTTGCTTTGACCCGTATCGGGCATGAGGCGATTGCGTCGTTCTCGGCCACAGGCAACAAGGCGTCTCGCTGGTTCTATGCCAATTTCGAGACGATCAAGAAGGCGCTGCTCAGGGAGCATCCCTGGAACTTTGCGATCAAGCGGGTAGCCCTGGTCGCTACGACGGCGCCCGTCAATGAATACACCAATGCCTATACGCTGCCGACCGACTTTCTCCGGGTCGTGCGCATCAATGGCGATGCCAAGGCCGGCTACCGGGTCGAGCGCGGCACGCTGGCGACTTATGAAGCGACTGCGACGCTGGAATACGTCTATGACGTAACGGACGAAGCCAGCTTCACGTCCGACTTCACCGATCTTCTGGCGCAGCGCCTTGCGGCCGAAATCTCCCTCTACATGACCGACAGCGGATCCACGTCCGAAATGGCGTGGCGGCTGTATGAGCAGAAGCTGTCGCGGGCACGCGCCAATGACAGCCGCGAGTCCGCTCCGCGCTACAGGTCCGCCAATCTGGCCCTGTCCCGCCTGGGCGAGCCTGCCGGCCGGCAAGGTGAGGACGGTTCTGTCTCGCTCGAAAGGGCGGCTCGTCATATCGAGGCGAACTACGATACGGTCCGCAAATCGCTGTTGCGGGAATATCCGTGGAACTTTGCCGTCAAGCGCGTGGCCCTGGTTGCCACGACCGACCCGGTGAACGATTACGGCAACCGCTTCACCTTGCCGACCGACTGCCTGCGGGTGGTCAAGATGAACGCCAGCACAGAGGATGGCTGGCGGATAGAGGCCGGTTATCTCGTCACGGACGAAGCAACGGCGACGATTGAATACATATTCAACGTCACGGACGAAGACGCGTTCGACGCTGCCTTTCTTGACCTGTTGGCCCAGCGTCTCGCCGCCGAGGCTGCGATTGCGATCAACCCCGGATCGGCGCAGGGTCTGTGGCAGCTCTACGAGCAGAAGCTTGCCAGGGCAAAGGGGACGGATGCGCGAGAGGCCGCGCCTCGCTATCGGGCTGCCAACATTGC